CCGGCGATCAATTTAATTTTGGTAAATTCAGTGCTGAGGATTCGATTGCTGGTCACCTGACCGAGATTATAAATTCTGACCGTGGCGACTCGGGGCCAACTGATATTGTACCAGTCGATCGAAAACGTGACCTTAAAATCACTGAGGCTGATACCGCCCCCGTTTTTGTCCGTTAAAATCAACTCGAAATGCCTGATCCAATTCGCGCTCATTATGATTCCTGCACAAAATATAAATGGCTGTCGGTACCGAGATTGGTGCTTGTCGGGTATTCTTGGGTTTCGTCATTGCTAATTACCACCAGCGCGCCATCAATGCCCAATTGTGGGTATTGGGCCAGCAGATTGACGCCAGAGACCAGTGGCACGCCGGTCAGCAGCGGATTGCTCCCGCTGTCCATTAAATCCATTATCCAGCCGGCCGCGTCGCGCCAAATTAATTTCACCTGGCCAGTAAAATTACCCAGGGTGATATTAAATTGCTGGTTATCCGCTGTAAGGGGAATTTCTTGAATGTTCATTTTAGGGGTATTCCAATAAATGAAAGCACGTCAGCCGGCACGCCACCAAAAAAGCTGTTTGCCGATGTCAGTAGTGAATTAACAGTAACGGGCCGCGTTAGCGCTTTCGTGCCAGTGTTCTGTACGGCGGAAGTACTGACACCCTGTGTCATATTGCTTTTGTCAGCTACCGGGGCCAGTTGAGTCTGGGTAATGATGACCTCATGCAGCGTCAGCACGCACATCAATACGTTTTCGCTGGTTTTATCGGTAGTGACCTCAATGGCGCGGATCAGCATATTGCTGTAGGTTTTCTTGCCGGTTATCACGTCGAACGGCTGGCGCGACGCCTGCAAATCCAAAATTTGCTTATAGGTATCCTGCGGGCTGAGGCCCAGCGATAGCCCAATCGCTCCCGTATTGATGCCATTCAACAATGAGCCGCCGCCAGCAAAACCCAACTCCATGACAACATCGGATGGACGCTTAAACGCATGGTCGCTGACCGGTGCCCCGATTTCCACCGGGTGTTCGGTGATTTCCAGCGCGTCGCTGTGTTTTTCCGATATCACCACGCTAGGCACCAGCGTCCCGATTTTGCGTGAGTGCTGGCTGAAAATGGCCGATTCAATATCCATTTAATTATTCCCCGCGGATTGCTGCGCCAACCGAGAATTGATACTCAATTGCCGCTGTTCGACCACCCGTCCCGCCGCCATGGGGTCAGAAACGCCATTGATGGTAATGTTGGTTTCCTGCTGAATACTGCCCCCCGGCATGTTGCTCAAGATTTTAGGGACATAATTGCGGGTTTCCTGCGGCATCAGCGCCATGCCGTATTTGGCTATATTCCCTGGTCCCCAGTTGTACGCGGCCAGTGCGGCTTGGAGATTGCCGCCATATTGCCGCAAAAGTTTGCTTAGCAGTTGCGCCGCCGCCTGGGCCGCTTTTTGCGGGTCAAACTCATCACCCTCGCGCATACCCAAGCGTCGTGCGGTGTCTGGCATGATTTGAAACAACCCCTCCGCACCTGCTTTGGAAACCGCGTTGGGATTGCCCCCAGATTCCGTTATTGCGATGCTATTCAAAACCCCAGCGGGCAAGTGATAGAGCGATTCCAATTGGGATAATGCCGGTTTCATCCAGTTCAATAAGTTCGCGCCGGCTGCGGTGGGATGTGGTTGTTTTATTGTGTTATAGGCATTGTAAGAACCGGGACCGCCCAGCGGATCGGTAAATATGCCATTCACTACGCCGCTCACCGCATTGGATGCGCCTGAAGCCAGGGAATTAACACCATTGGCGATCGCATTACCGGCACCGGTACCCAATGCATTTATACCTTGCCCGAGCGGGGAGCTGACCGCCAGATTCGCCGCGTCTTTCAGTGATTGATACGCCCCTTTGAAATCTCCGTTGACCAGTTTTGTTAATGCGTCGGTCAGAGCGCCAATAAATTTTATCGAGTCTTTAACGCTGAGGATAATTTGGTCAAACAGCCATTTGCCCGAAAATTTCGACGTGTCGATATGGATAAAACTTAACAATTTCCCAGCGGCATGACCCAAGGCGACGCCTAATGACTCGATTTTATGTACAAGGTCGAGAAAATCTGTACCGAGACCTGAAAGCTCTTTCTTGGCGTAATTGATGCCGGGCGCCCATTTTGACCAGTCTATTAAGGATTTACCGCCCTCCTGCCACGTTTTATAGTCATCATACAGCGCCAGTATTGCCACACCCAGCGCCACCACCCAGCCAATGGGGGACATCATGAACGCGGCATTGAGTAGACGCCATGCGATGACCAGGCCGCCTAACGTTTCGATGAGTTGCTGCGTGCTTTTATCCAGAGAATTCCACCAGCCGATAATATCTGTGACGGCTTGGATTAGACGGTAAACGACTTGCCCGAACACGCCGGCAAACCATAAGATGCCATGGATAACCTGAGTTATTGTTCCCTCAATTTTGGGGAAATTTTCGATAACCTGCCGGCGGAAATTGTCTAGTGAACCGGACAGTCCACTAGCGAGATTAGCGCCTATTTTGTCGCGAGCTAAACCGGCCATTTCACCGAAGGCACGCAGCGACGTCATGAATTTGTTCGACTGCGCTGCCGCCGCATCGGCATTAAGCCCAATGGCCTTTGCCATTGCCGTGTATTCGCCGCTGAACTGTCCGAGACCGCGCCGCATGGCCAGCAGCGTGTTTTCGTCAATGCCGAGCATCTGCGCGTACTGATTGGCCCGGTAGTACGGCATTTTGCTGAGCTGCGAGCCGACACCGGTAAAGATAGACGCCATATCGCGCATATTGCCGCTGGCGTCCCGCGTCTGGACGCCCAACCGGTTCAAGAAACCTTCACCGCCCGGATTGTTGCGCAGAAACCGCGCCATACCCTCCAGCGCGCTCTGCGCCGCCGCCGCGCTGCTGCCCGTTTGTGAAGCGGCGTAACCGATGGCCTGGATGCCCGCCACCGTGGCGCCGGTGCGCTGCGATGCCCAATAGAGTTGATCCAGACCGCTGGCAATCTTTGCAGTGAACAACAAAACGCTGGCGGCTGCTCCCTCGGCGGCCAGTCCGAGCTGGATGACGTTTTTAGTAGCTCCAACTACCGCCGCCTCGAATTTACTGTAGCCTGCGCCGTCAATCTGGAAGCCCAACGAAATCAGAAAATCTTTTAGGACATTAACGTTCATTGGCTTCTCTCCAGCGGTCTACCCGGGCGCGGTTGTCTTCTTTCATGTCGAGGTAATCATTCAGCAGGGCAATATCAAACAGGTCGATGGCGCCGCTTTTGACTTCAGCCATCGAGGTCATGCCGGCATCTATCGGGCGCAAAATGTAGTCCTCGCCGCCTGGCAGACTGTCGAGTTCTACGCCGACGGCGGGGCCGAGGTCTTGTTGTCTGGGCGTCCTTGAAAAAAATTTCCAAGCGAATCCCCCACAACTTTGCCGACGATTTGAAGAATATCCATCATGTCCAAATCATCAAAATTGATGATCTTGTTTACCCGGTCAAACACCGGCGTCCAGTTCGCTCCATGCTGGCGGCTGGCCACCGACAGGCACGGGAACAATATCGCGTTTAAATCTTCATCAGACAGATCAGCCATGGATTGCGCTATTTTTGGCAACATTTCCCCAAAGGGCGGTAAAACCAGCTTGGGCGCTTCATCATTTTCTGAGTCTGGCTTTTCCTCCGTAATTAATTTTTCACCTGGCTTTAGCTCTTTTAATAAACCCGCCACTACCGGCAGCAATTTGCGGGAAACTTTGAGCTGGTCAAAAACGCTGAGTTTTGCCGTCCGGTACTGGTTGCCTTTGAGTTCGAATTCCATCATTTAGAATGTCCCCAGAATCTGGTCGATTTTGCCGCAGTCGAATACCCACGAAACGGTTGTGCCGTCTTTCGCGTTGGCGTGATCGGGCTGTTTCTGGAATGCCACCGAGCGGGCAGTCGTGATGTCGCCCGAGGCTGAGTTACGCACGACAATGACGTTATTACCCCAGAGCGCGGACGAGAGGGTTTGCGCGTTATAGGCGATCGATAATTTTTGATTTACCGGCGAGGTTTTTAAAAGCTGAACCGTGATAGTGCCGGATTTGCCTGCATGCAGGCTGTGCATCACTTCACCGTCTGCGCCGACAGTCATCGTGTTTTTGGCCTCAGCCATGGTGACTGTAATACCTTCCTGCGAGTTGGCGGAGCCATACCCCAGATCGATAATGCCAGTCGGGCCAGTCAGCGACGCACTGACGTCTACAAAACTGTAAGTACCCATTGATTACCTCACCACATTGATTTGCACATCAGAGTAATGAACCGCACCGGCCAGCTTACAGGCCACCTGAATCAGCGGTGCCTTGCGAGCCTCGCGATCCGCCTGCGCCTGGCTGGCCACCGGTGCGCCGTAGGCGTAATACCCCTTAGTCAAAGTGTCACCAGGTGATAAGGCACCGATAGGGCCACCATTCCACACACCAGGCGCCACCAGCCCATTGGTTACCGACTGATCCATGGATGCTTCAACGTTGGTCAATAAACGCGTTACGCCGGCGTCGGTCTGCGGAATTTTGGTGGTAGAGGTGTACATCAGGTTATAGAGATTGGTCTGAACATAATTTTGCAGCCAGTCCAAACCCTGGCGCTCATCGAAGAAATCGCCGTTTGACATGACACCTTGCTGCAGGATGGCGGTATCGTTGGAGTAATAGACATAAACGTTAGCGTTCTTGCCATCGATCGCCGCCGCTTGCGAACTGGTCAGGGTTTCATAAGTCACACCCGGTTCAGTCTTGAATTTCAGCGTGATAGTGGTGTTGCTGCCGGTAAAATCAACGGTAAAGGCCCGGCCAAACGCCGAGATAGCCGCATACAGGCTTGACGTGGAATACTGCGTGAACGTGCGGGCATAGCTGGCCGCTTTGAGTTGCGAGGCCAAATCTGTTGTGACGGCGGATTGCAGCGTTGCCGGTTCGGCAGTCGTTACACCAAAAATCCGGCTCAGGCTATCAGCCTCGATAGCTGCGGCCACTGCTAACACATCCGTGTCAATCAGAGAAACGGTATCAGCCGCCACCAGGCCATACCAGCTTGTGAAATTCTGGCAAGCGGTGACGGACTGCAATAAAGTTTCGACGGCACCGGATTCTGCGGCCGCCAGCGTTTTCGCCCATCGGCCAATATAGACTTGAGTCGGTTGCGGCGATTGCGAAAAGTAAATAGTTGCCGCTTCGTATTCAGGACTTTCAACCCCGAAATCAGTGCCGATATCTTTAGGAGCCGTATAGAGCCGGATACGCTCGGTCAGCGGGATAACGGTCGATGAACCCAGAATTAATAGCGAGCCGAAATTACGGCCCGTCGCCGCCGTGGGCGACATAATGACGTCAACGTTGGCCACGTTGGAAACAGGTAAGCCCTGTATCATGGTTTATTCTCCGAAGAATTTAACTGGCGCGCTCAACAGCGAATTAACGCCATACGAGCGGATAATTTTGCGGCGTAGCGTGATGTGCAGGTCGTAGCGGCGTACCCATTGGTAATTGATAAGCTCTGGCAGGTTCATGAGCTGGCTGCAATCCTGAAACGTCATGCCAACGGCGTTCAGTTCGGCATTGTTCTGCGCGACCTGTAGACCGTCCCTGAACTGCGTCGCGGTCGTTAGCCCCTGCGGGCCGTAAAAACTACAATTCAGGTCGATGGATTCGAAAGACCATTGCTGGACTGATGTATCGGTTTGTTGAACAAAGGCCGGATAGCTGTCTTCCTGAACAATCCCCACGCCGAACGCACACCAGGTTGTTCCGTTTTTGGGGATCTCCGGCTGCGGGTCGGTCCATTGGGGTAAAACAACGCTTTTATCCAACCCTGTTAACCCACGAATCCAGCGGCTAATTAGCCGTTCCAGCGCCTCATCGTAGGCGGGCGCATCGCCGATAGGCGTCAGATAGCCCGGCGTCGTGCTGTCATTGCCCATCGACGTAATCCATCAGCTCGCAATGAGCCTGCACGAGTCCGGCACCGTAGGCGGTATAAGGGTCAATCAGTGTCACGCGATAGTTGGCACCCTGATACGTCACGATATCCGCGTCGTAACCGGGTTTACCCTCGGTAAGCCGAAACTGCGTCACAATGAGGATGGCGCCGTTGATATTCTGGCCGGCGGCCATGCGTTTAGCCTGCATTGACCGGTCAACGGTAACGATGCCGGCAAACGGGATAGTTTGCTGAGCATTTGCGACAAAATTGTCATCATCCGGGACCTGCAATTGCCGATGGCAAACCAGAGTGGAATCGACGAAATCTGGGTCCAGAAAGATTTCTGAAACATCAAGAAGAGGCATTTTTATCCCTCACAACGTAGGTGATTGAGCGCAGCAAGCTGCCGGTTTCATACAATGGTTTCTCGCCATAATGCCCACGGGCACGCCGGGCCGCCTTGGTGGATTCCGCCAGCGATTTAAGCTGATTTCCGCTTTGGATAACCGCCTTGGCGGCATTGGATGCGATGACGCCGGCCGATTCCAAATACCGGTTAGCCGCTGCTTCATTCCCTTCAAATGCCGCCACCGCTGCCTGGCGCATTTTCTCCGTGATTTGCGCGCGGGCGTTGGCAATCCCGATATCCAGAAACGGGCGCGGCGGGAGTGTGACGGTATAGGACGGGACGGTATGGTCAGTAGAAAAATTCGCGGCTTTGGCCTGAACAAACTGACCATTTTTGGCAAACGAGCCATCCGAGTTGATTTTCCGATTCAGGGTGACGACATGTTCAGGAATGCGAATCGTGCCGCCATAACTCTGGATGTAGCCCAACACGGCGTTATTGATTTCTGCCCCATCATCGCGGCTGGCTTTATCCGATGGGATGCCCACCAGCACATCTTTTTGCACCAGGCTGTTTAGCGCGTCGATAATGTCTTGCGAATGGTCGGCCAGGACCGTCAGACCGGATTTCATAGCTGGATAGCGCCGGCGCCGAATAACATCAGGTATTCGTAATACTCACTGCCGTACCGGGTGTTATTCCAGAAGTGCGCGTCTGGGTTAAGCGTCACACTGTCGTCGTAAGTCATCGACACCTTGTCAACCGACTTAGCCGTCACCACGCCGCTGTTTGCCCCACCAGCTCCACCAATGGCCGACGAACGGTTATCCTGTGCGTCCAGTGACAGGTAATGCGCGACAAACAGCCCGGCAACGTACGGGAAAATATCCGTACCAAACCGGGCTTCGCCCATTAATTTGTCAACAATAGCCAGCCGCAAGGCAATGCGTGCATCGGGGTATTTGGTGTCATCGGAAAACTGGGGGAATTGAACGCGAAAACTACTTACCGTTGGAAGACTTTGGTTTGTCGGCATTAGGGGTATTCTCCGCCGTCAGTGCTGCGATTTGCTGTTCCAGCTCGGCAATGCGGGCATCCTTCTCGATGCTTTGCTGTTCCAGCTCGGCAGTCCGCGCTTTATTTTCCTGCATAAGCGCGGCATCACCGATATGCGCCTGGACGAACCAATGATCAATCGTAGCCTCGTCCATTTCGTGATAACCCACTTCGTAATGCTTAACTTCTTCACCATCATTGAAGAAGAAATCTTTTTTAACATAAACTTTAGGCATGTTTGGTCCTTTGGCCCCCTAATGAGCCATTCAGGGGTTAAATCCCGTCCATATAAAGAAGGGTTTCCGGATAGACCGGCTCTACTGCGCCCAACTTGCCAAAATACGTCACCATCTGCGAAATCCCGCGATATTGAACCGGGACGGTCTGCAATGGGACCATCGGCCAACGGACAAACTTCTTGTCATTCGTATAGGCCACCGCGCGGTCAGTGTTATTGACACCCCGGCCGATGAGCCATTTCACAGGACGAATATTCAATGGGCGGCCATATTGGGCGTACGTCAGGGTATTCGTTTGCAAGTAGGTCAATAGCGATTGGTTACCCGCGGTCGAAACGATGGTGTTAACCAGAATGCCGAATTGGGTAGGCGGGATTAACAAATCCGTGGGGATCATCGAGTACGCGGAATTAGCCCACGCCTGCGACAGGATGGCATTTACCGAGGCGCGAATCTGATCCGGAGAGGTTGCCGCCGCCCAGGTCACAGGGGCATTCATTGGCGTAACTACCGGTAGGTTAGCCAGACCAGCGGCTTTAATATCAGTGTCGCCGATGTAAACTTGTTCGTCACAATCCATATTCCATTTAAGGATCATGCCGTCATGTTTTTGTGAATCAATCGGACGACCGACTTGTGCGGCAGCCTGCAATTCCGGCAGCGTCCAACCGAGTTCCATGCCCCACAGATTTAAGGCATACCCCACCTTGCTGATATCGATCTCCATATTAGCCAGCGCGGTGCCTTCCTTGCTCAGCCAGTTTTTACCATTGGGGACCGCTCCACCAGGGGCAGCAAAACCACTACGGGTAAACGAGCTGATATCATCAGCGATAGAAACGTCTTCTCGGAACTGGATATCGCGGCTATACGTATAGCTCGTCAACGGAAGATTGATATTTTGGTCCAGGCGCTCCAGTTCCCCAATGAGAAAGGCACCGGTGCTGTCAATCGTCCGTTGACTGCTGTCAAATGTAAGCATGTTATTTTTCCTTAAAGATTATAAGCAATTTCAGTGTTGCCGCTGGCATCGCCGGCACCCGTGAAATATGCGTTGGTTAATGCCACGGTATTGGCGCCATCGGCGGCGGCCAGGACGGAACCCAAAGGGCTTGGAACTGTTGCAGCCGCAACACGGATATAAACCGTGCCACCTTTCCCGACACTGGACGCGTCACCGCCGATGTTCACGGACAGGTAACCACGTTTCAAAATGTCGCATACCGTGTTCATCCCGCCGCCCGTCTGCTGAACCAGATCAGGATTGGAGGTTGTCGGATACGGACGGACGTAGAAACCAGAGATAACGCCCAGCGCATCGCCGGACGCCAACGGCACAAATTTGTTGCCGCTGTATTTGCCCGCCAGGCCGTAGGCGGGGAACAGATTGGTGCTATCGATAATGCCCGGCTCGATAGTCAAGTCTTGCTGGCGCGAAACGGCGCCCGCGATGCCCGAAGGCATACGGTACAGATATGCAGTCATGGATTATTTCCCGTTTTTAGACCAGAAGTCGGCGTTGCGTTTGTTGAGTTCGGCAATGGGATTGCCAGAAATCCGCGCGGCATCAGTGGTGCGATTGGGTGCGGTGGTATTGCGTGTTTTGGCGAGTTCAGATACGGCGGTAAATGCCATATCGACGGTGGGTCGTTTCAGCTTGGAAATATCCGCATCCCCGACAATCGAACGAACCAGTGATTGATCGGCTGCCGCCAACACCAAACGCTTGAACGCGGTAGGTTTTGCAGCTTTAGGCAGTTGGATGCCGGGAGAGATCAAATCAGCGCGATAAGCCGCATCGCCGGTCACCGCGCCTTCTTTTTCCTTTTTCTCTTCTTCGTCTTCCTTGTCTTCGTCGCCGGTAGCCGCTGCCGGTTGCATGCCGCTGCACATCTTCGTACACATTTCGATGAGTGCTTTGCCCCATGCGGGGATTTCTTCTTCGGCATCACCGGTTTTACCAGTTTCGCGAGCCTCAATATTCGCTGGTCCCGGCAAACCCTGAGCACCCAGGTGGATATTCACCACGCCGGGCGATGACATGGTTGCGGAGGGATTTTCGTCATTGGTCAGCGAATCGGGGGCATTAACAAGCGCCTCGTTGATCGCCGCGTCGTCTTTGGTTTTTATTGCCCTGCGAAGGGTTTCAAACCAGTTTTTCTTAGTTGGTGTTGCCATAGCGTCTCCGATAGCGCAACGTGATCCGGCCCGTCCGTTAGGGACGCTGGCCAGGTGATTACCGGTAATGTCGTATTGAGCGGCTTTACCCGGTGAAATTTGTTTGTATTCGGCGTCATAACCACAACTGACCTCATCGTCGCCGTCATCAATCGCCTGCATGGCTGCGGGGTCTTTAACGATAACGTCAGCCAGCAATAAATCTGATTGGTCGCCGGTGCCGCGCCGGACGTTCTGAATGTGTCCGGATGCCAATTCCCGCCAATTGGAGGGGTCGATAAAAATGATGTTTCCCTGGGCGTCCATGGGATGACCAACCGTAAAGGTCATGCCCTCAAATGACGCTATGGTTTTTTCGCTGAAAACCTCATCCGGGCTGCGTTCGACGACAATCTCGCCCCGTTCATCCGGGGTGATGTCGGGCAGTTCGTCAGCCCCGTAAAGTTGCAATCCTGTGCGGGCTATTGGCACGTCTTTGCACAGTAGCGAACCATCCCCCAACATGAATCGAGTGTTACCCAGCCGACTTTGATAGAAATATTTCATTGTTCACCTGCCAAATCGCGGGCACAAAAAAGGCCGCCTGAGCGACCGGTACGTAATGGGATAATTGTCTCGATTTACTGACTTTTTAACATAATGGCCCTTTCATGTACCAGCCGATCGGCACTCGTCAAAAAATCGCAGTGAAATGGATAAAAAATGGCATTAACTGCCGGAAAGCTGGTAGTTTTATCCAATAACATTT